GAAGAAGAAGTAGACGTAGAAGAACCTGTTGATGGTGAAGAACCTGAAATGGAAGAACCTGTTGATGGTGAAGAACCTGAAATGGAAGAACCTGTTGATGGTGAAGAAGCCGTTGCTGGTGATAATCAATCAGAAGAATTACCCGCTTTGGACATGACTCAATCACCTATCAGTGATGTTATCAAAGTATTCAAATTAATGGGTGATGAAGATGGTATCATTGTCAAGAAAGATGACAAAGGTATTCATTTATCAGACCCAACAAATGATACTGAATATTTAATTCAAATGGGGGATGAATCTGAAAATCCAGAAACAATGATGGAAAATAATTATAGAAGATCATCAAGAAAAAGAAGTTCGTTATTTGAGCAAGAAGACGATTTAGAAAACGAAGAATATGAAGAAACTAATGAAAACATTTATGAGTTAGAAATTGAGGATTCTTTGGAAGAAAATACGTATGAACAATTTGACGAGTTTGAAGATGAGTCAGAAGATTACGGTGATATGGAAGTCTCTGATGAAACGGTATATGAGGTTGACCAAGAAGAACTAGAATCTGTTTTAGAATCTTTTAAAGCTAAGGGTATTGGTATGGGTAAACCAGGAAATGGTTTCTCAAAAATGACCGTAAACAATAAAGGATTTAGTGATGACAAAAAATCAGGAGGAAAAGGAATTACAGGTAAAGGACCTAAATTCAAGTACCCTTCAAAACTTAAAAAAGGCGTAACTGAAACCGACTTAGAAGAAGAAGAATTCAACCAATGGGAAGAAGAAACAAATGAAGAAATGGTATCTCCTGAAACTACTGAAGCATCAAGAACTTTAGGTAACGGTAAATATTGGGGTAGAAAAGGCCTACCTAAACCAAGAACCGCACCTAGACATTTAAAAGTTGAATCAGTAAATGGTGAGTTAAACGTATTAAGAGAAAAAAATGAAGAATACAAAAAGGCTTTGGATTTCTTCAGAACAAAACTTAATGAAGTTGCAGTATTCAATTCTAATTTAGCGTATTCTACACGTTTGTTCACTGAACATTCAACAACAAAACAAGAAAAGATTAATATTCTTAGAAGATTTGATTCTGTTGAATCTTTAAAGGAATCAAAAAATCTTTATCAATCAATCAAAAAAGAATTAGATGATAAAGGTACTCAACCTGTGGTTACTGAATCTATTCAGAGAAAGGTAATTAAAACTCCACAATCGGGTTCCGCAACTAATCTTATTGAAAGTAAAACGTATGAAAATCCACAATTTGTAAGAATGAAGGATTTGATGACAAAAATTAAATAAAAAATAAACTTTTTAAAATTACTGTATATTTATATACATAAAATAAAAATAAACTCTAATTAAAAAAATAAAAAAATGGGAGCATTATTAGAATCAGGTCTTGTTGGTAACATCGGTCTTAAGCACTTGAAAGTTATCAAAGAAGATACAATTAACAAATGGGATAGATTAGGATTCCTAGACGGTCTTAAAGGACACGTTAAAGAGAACATGGCACAATTATATGAAAACCAAGCGTCTCACTTAATCAACGAAGCAGCATCTACTGATAGTTCAGGTTCATTTGAAACTGTAGTATTTCCTATCGTTAGACGTGTATTCTCTAAATTGTTAGCAAATGATTTAGTATCTGTACAAGCAATGAACTTACCTATTGGTAAATTGTTCTACTTCGTACCTAAAATTCAAGGTTATAACTCCGCAGATACTGCCGCTGGAACAAACCACTACGCACCAATTGGTTCTGCCAATTATAATGCGGGTGATGGTACTGGTTATGATGGAGCTAACGCTTATGCTAAAAATCTTTATGATTTATTTTATGAAGGTGCTGAGGCAGCATTAGATCCTCCAGGATTATTTGACTATTCTAAAGGTACATGGACTGCAGTTACTGCAACTACAACTATCCAAGCATGGTCAAATGGTTCATTAGTTGACGCAACTGTTGCTGGTGGTACACCTGCAGGAGGAGTTGAAATCGCATCAGGCGTTCAAAGAAAACTAATTGTTAAAATGTGTGGTTTTTATGATAATGGTGTTGGTAAATTAATTGGTCCTGATGGTTCAGAGGTAGATAGCGAAACTTTCTTGTCTGATTTAAAAATTATCAGATCAACAGGTTTGAGTATTGCTGAAGGTAGTGCTTGTTTAGTACCTAACGCATCACCATTGTTGTTTAGAGTTGTTACTCAACAATACGGTAAAGGTATCGTTTCTCCTACATACACACAAACACCAACAACATTCCCTAACGGAAATGGTGGATCTTATGATCAAGTTTGTGACCAAAATGGATGTATTTACTTAGAAGTTGATTTATCTTGTCCAGTATGTGCTGATTGTAATTCAACATCTTTAGATGGTTATACAGGAGCAACAATTACTTCAGGTACTTCAGGTACTTCTTTTGTGGCAGTATTTAGAAGATATGCTGAATTAGAATTTGAAGATAAAATTGGTGAAGTATCTTTTGACCTTGAGTCAGTTACTGTATCTGTTACAGAAAGAAAACTAAGAGCACAATGGTCACCTGAATTGGCACAAGACGTTTCAGCATTCCATAATATCGACGCTGAGGCTGAATTAACCGCTTTATTGTCTGAACAAGTTGCTGCTGAAATCGATAGAGAAATCTTGAGAGACCTTAGAAAAGGTGCGGCATGGAACCTAAGATGGGATTATAACGGATGGAGAAGAATTTCAGGAAACATGACTTATACTCAAAAAGACTGGAATCAAACATTAATCACAGCAATCAACCAATTGTCAGCACAAATCCACAAATCAACTTTGAGAGGTGGTGCTAACTGGATCGTTGTATCTTCTGAGGTTTCTGCAATCTTTGACGATTTAGAATACTTCCACGTATCTAACGCGTCTCCTGAGCAAGATCAATACAACATGGGTATTGAAAGAGTTGGTACATTAGCAGGTCGTTACCAAGTGTATAGAGATCCATACTTCCCAGCTAACCAAATCCTTATCGGACACAAAGGTTCTTCTTTGTTAGATACAGGATATGTTTACGCTCCGTATGTACCTCTACAATTAACACCTACAATGTATAACCCATTCAACTTCACACCTATCAAAGGTATCATGACGAGATACGCTAAGAAGATGGTCAACAATCGTTTTTATGGACGTATTACTGTTGACGGAGTTAGAACATTCGACTTACAAGAATTGAGATAATCAATATCTTAACTGAATAAGAGAAAGGAGACAAGAAATTGTCTCCTTTTTTGATATATAATAATTTTATTACGGTAAATATTCATCTAAGTAAAATTTTACTTTATAATTAAACGTTTTCAAAGTATTTATTAAGAAAAAATACTTAATTATGAAAAATTTTTTAATCTTACTATTTACCCTAATTTCTTTTTTGGGTTTTACACAAGTATCAAGTCTTTATTCATTTTCTGAGACAACCGGTACATATACGGCAATTGTTGGTGGTACTCAATTAGTAACAACAACTGGCGGTGCCATCACTTATGATACTGATGGTAGTTATTTTACAATACCGTCCGGATCACAATTTCAGTTTAATAATACAACAATTACATCTGTTAATATGACAGCAGATGGTGCTTTGTTTTTAAACCCAGGAACAACAACAACAGGAAACGGTGTAACGGGACCAATATCATCAACAGGTACTGCAGTAGGTGTTATTGCAGGTATGGGTATGGATTTAAGAAGTACGGCAATTGCATCACAAGTATATGAAAGAAGATGGGAGGATGTAGGAACTGAAGTGGTGTTTCAATGGCAAAATGCCGCAAGATATTTACAAAGTAGTTCAGAAAGATTTTCATTTCAAATTAGAGTAAACAAATCAAATGGTCAAATAAGTGTTGTGTATGGTAATATGACGACAATTACAACAAGTACAACTTATCAACCAATGGTTGGTTTAAGAGGTTCCACAAATACAGACTACAATAACAGAAGATTAACAACTTCTATACCGGATGCAACACCAAATTGGGGGGCACCAAATGGTACAACCGCTGGAACATCTAACGCTCACAACGTAAGGTTTCGTAGTGGATGTGTCCCTTCAACAGGGTTAATATTTATTTGGACTGTGCAGTCTTGTATAGGTCCTACATTACCAACAATATCATACACTTCATCATCAACTGCAAATCTTTCTTGGACGGCACCATCACCAACACCAAGCAATGGTTATAATTGGGAATTAAGGTCGTCAGGTGCTGGCGGTAGCGGATCTACCGGACTTGCGGCATCTGGAATAGTCGGTACAACAACCACGACCGCGAGTAGTTTAACCCAACAAACGTCCTATATTCTTTATGTACAAAGTAATTGTGGTGGAACTACAAGTTCTTGGGTTGCTTCTACCTCATCCATAAGCCCACCAACTAATAATGATTGTTCAAATGCAACATCTATCACAGTAAACAGTTCTTCAACTTGTACCTCAACAACTTCCGCTAGTAGTGTTGGTGCAACACAATCTTCAGCAGCATGTGCCGGTACAGGTGCTGATGATGATGTTTGGTTTTCTTTTGTTGCAACAAATACTTCACATGTTCTTACTGTCACACCAGGTACTATGTCTGATGTTGTTTTTCAAGTGTATGGTGGTAATTGTGGTGGACTTTCATCACTATCTTGTATTGATGCCACAGCAGGTTCTAGTGTAGAAACCACAACAGTTAATAGTTTAAGTATTGGTGTTACTTACTACATAAGAATTCATAGTTACGCATCCACTGTTGGGTCAAGAGGTACTTTTACTGTTTGTATTACAACACCCTGTACAACACCAACAACCGCAGGGACACTTTCTTCTAACAAAACATCTACCGTTGTAAATGATGCCGTTACATTCTCAATTGTGGGAAATGGGGGTAGTGTAACATTATTAGAATGGTCTTTTAATAATTTTAGTACAGTTGACGGATCAATTACAAATCCAGTTATGCCATACACATTACAACTAAATGTTGCACAAACAAATATGTATTTTAGAACAACTTCAGTAAATGGTTCTTGTCCCGCCGGTGTTACATCACCAATTTTAGTCACATTAGAACTTGCGCCACCATATACTTATGGGGTTAGTGATGGTGATTATATTACAAATGTAACTTTAAGTGATATTAATAACACATCTAC